AAAGCAATGGCTATAACTGCTGCGGTTCCGCTTTTAGCCTCTTTGAAAGGTTTGCTTAGTTTCAGCTTATGGGTCGCCGGCATCGTGGGCTTAATCGAACTTATCGGTTGGCTTACTACATCAACAAAGTGGTTCGGGCCAAACGCTATAGCTGCTGGCGAATTGATCGGGGACGTTCTTGGCTCGATCGTGCATGGTATCTTAGATGGTATTGTGAGCGTAACGGATAGTCTTCCTGAAGCCGGAACAAATCTGTCCGAATTTGCTGCAAATATTGGGCCATTCTTAGATAGTATGAGCGGAATTGGCGGAGAGGCGATAACTGGCATCCAGAACTTAGCAAGTCTGATTTCCACATTAAGCTCGTCATCTCTGCTTGATACAGTCAATACAATTCTTCAAAATGCTTTCATCAAGGACGACAATGATGAGCAAATCGGCCCGATGACACAAAAACTCACCGATCTTGCGACCGGTATGAAAGTGTACGCCGATACGATTAGTTCTGCTACGTTTAATACCGAAAACCTTAAACAGTCGTATATCATGGGGCTCATGATATCCAAGTTAAACGATACGCTTCCTAAGACAGGCGGATGGGTACAATCGATTATCGGTGAGAAGGATCTTGGCACATTCGGTTGGCGTCTGGTTCCATTAGCGCTTGGCATGAGCGTGTACGCGTCTATCATAAGCAATACGGTGTTTAACACGGAACGGCTTGAAGCGTCGTATTATATGGGATCTATGCTCGCTGCGCTTAATAATTCTCTCCCCGAGACGGGAGGTGTGTTACAGGACTGGATTGGTGAGAAGGATCTTGGCACATTCGGTTGGCGTCTCATCCCATTAGCGCTCGGCATGAGTGCGTATGCAACCATCATAAGCAATACTGTATTCGACACCGATAGAATCGACGCTTCTGAGAACATGGGGAAGATGATCGCCGCGCTGAATAACTCTCTTCCCGCGACAGGTGGGGCGCTTCAGGATTTCTTGGGCGAACAGAACCTTGCTCTTTTTGGTATTCGAATGGTTGCTCTCGCGGGAGGGATGGCAACGTATGCAAACGTAATCGGTAGTGCGAAATTTGACATGCTGAAGATTACCCAGTCATATGCTATGGGTATGATGATCGCTTCTTTGAATCACGCGATACCGGAGAATACAGATGCTGTCATCACTCGTATTACCGGCTTAAAAGATCTGGCTGTTTTCGGTAGTCAGTTAAAGGATTTAGCGTTTGGGCTCGCGACGTATGCGATCATTATTACTAAAGCCCCGTTCGATTTTGACCTTGTATTCAAAATGACCATCGTCGGCCTTATGTTGGCCCAAATCGATGACATCGTCACAAAGGCGTCTATTCTTGGCGGGGACGATAAATTTACTAATTTTATAGATAATGTTCCGAAGCTAGGGCAAGCACTAACCGATTTCGCCAACAACATCGACTCGGGAATCGAGCAGTCGAAGGTCGATAAAGCGGTTATGGTAGCCAGAGCTCTGGCTGAAATCGAGAGACTTGTCAGCGGCGAGAATGGCCAGAAGGCTCTTTTTGGGACTTTTGGAGAACAAGACGGAGAGTTACATAAGTTTGGTGACGGGCTTTTCTATCTTGGGACTATGATCAAAAACTACTCCATATGTTGTACACAGGTTGATCTTGATACCGTTTCGAAAACTACCGGAATTCTTTCCGAGCTGGTCACCGCATTCAGCGCCGATGGCGTCACGTCTTTTAAGGCCGATAGTTTTAAGAGCTTTGTTGACGAGTTAAACAAGATAGAGGCATTTGACTTAACGTCTTTTATCGATGCAATAGGTAAGTCGGAGACGAACGTCCAGGGAGCTGTAGATAAGATTCTTGCAATATTCCCCAACGCCATCACCGATAATTCAGCGGTTGTCACCACGAATACCGACACTATGATGGCTGCGTTTGTAAAGAGTATTTCCAATTCAGTCGACGACGTCGGAGCTGCTGCTATAGACAACGCGGAAGAGTTGGCGAAAGGTCTGTACATTAAGAATGATGAGATGCCTGCTACGATGTCTTCAGCCATCAAAGCCGTCGTCAGTGCGATTAGTGGTTTTAGACAGAGGTTCTATAACGCAGGTTCATCCCTTGCCGGCGGTCTTAAACAGGGGCTTGACAGCAAGAGTTCGAACATGTCGAGTAAGATCACGTCCGCGCTTCAGTCCAGCGTATCTACCATCAGAGGTTATCGTGGAAAGTTCTACAATGCTGGTGTGTATGTGGTGGCCGGTTTTATTCAGGGTCTCGATTCCCAGATAAGAAGAGCCCAAAGCAAAATTAACGAGTTGTCTTCTAAGGTGGCTCAGGCCATGAAAGTATCGAACCAAATCGAATCTCCTTCGAAGTTATACCGGAGCTTCGGCCAGTACGTCGTGCAGGGTCTTATTCTGGGTATCGATGACGAAGTAGAAGATGCCGCGAAGGCCTCGGCTAACATGGCTTCGGTCACGCTCGCCGGATTTAATTCAGCCATCTCCCAAGTTGCATCTATCGTGGATTCCGGTATGGACTTCCAGCCGACGATCAGACCGGTGCTGGATCTGACGGAACTTCAAAATGGAGTGAATCAGGCCAATGCACTGTTCAGTGAAAAGACGATGGAGCTGGCAAATGTGGTGGCGGACGATCTCTCTGTGAAGGATCAGTTCTCTATGGCTGATTCTATTACGGAAGCGGTGAAGTCTGCGATCAATGACGCAATGGCTGCGGCTCAGGCTCAGGGCGACATCGAGCCTTACGTGGTCGAGGTACCTGTAAATCTGGACGGAAGAGAAGTGGCGAGAGTCACGGCTCCGTTCACAAGATCCGAGCTCTCGAGGCTCGACGTACGTGCAAACAGGAAGGCAGGAATAGTTGGATGAGCATAGTAGATTATATTTCATCGCTGGCAACACCGGACTGTTGCATGATTTTTGATTACTTCAACAAAACTCGTGTGAAATTCGAAGAACTGATTCCCGGCTATAGAACCAACTCGGTTACTGGCCGGGATTCTCTTTCTACGGAACTCACGGAAACCACAAACAAATTCAAAGACGGTACCGATCTGGAGAGATCCAGGCATCAGACGAGAGATATTACGGTGACGGCTACGCTGGTCTCAGAAACCACAGAAGCGCACCGTAAGAATCTCGATCTGCTCAAGGGGTATCTCCATAGACGGGACAGCGACGGGTCAGTTGCGTTTGTCTTCGCGGATGAGCCGGATGTTTATTACGAGGGGATTGTTTCGAGTATTACCGAGACACCCCTCTCCACAACTGATCCTGCTTCCACGATCACTATCACGCTTCACTGTCCAAAGCCATATAAATACTCTACGGCGGAGTACGAGTGCGTGAATCATGCTGTTGATGACAGTACAAAGGAACAGCGCCAGATCATCACCGTCGATTACAAAGGTACGGCAAGAGCCTATCCGGAAATCACTATCGAGACGGCCGTTGAGTACGGGTTTGTCGGGCTTGCAAGTCAGGACGGCAGAGTCCTTCAGCTTGGCGATCCTGACGAACTGGACAGGAGCTACTACGCCACAAAGACGAAGGATCTGACAAATCCGATTTACAGCACGAAGTATTCCGGGACGGCTATTACCGGAACAAGTACAACCCCGACAGTTTTCAAGAATTCCGGTGTCGCTAAAGCTAAAGTCGGCGAGCGGTATATGAACACGAGCACGAAGTATATTTACGAGTGTACGACTGCCGGTGCCGCTGCTAAGGCGAAATGGAAGTACATTGGGAAAATTCTCGAGCCGGCCGGGTGGGCTAAGAATACTAATACGAGTACGATTTACTCGGCGAGCACCAAGTATCCTTCGGAGATTCCGACTGCTGCCGAGTTTGGTCTTGGTACCAAGGGAGGTTTATCCGGCATAGTCCCCACAAACGTAGGGACAGGAAACGGCTGGCATGGCCCGTCGATCATATATACTGTTCCAACGGCGGATCGAGACATCAATGGTATCTTCGGATGGTATCACTACTTCGCGATGCAGACGGATGTGGCGGTCGGTAATCTCGGGTGTCAGCAGTTCGCGATACTCGATTGGAATAAACGCCCAATAGCTTTGGTAGATTATCGTAAGAACAAACCGAGCGATAAAAGCGCCCTTGTTCAGATGTTTATAGGCACGAATAAAGTTCATACCATCGAGTACGAGCCTATTCGTTACAATGATATTTCCGGAAAAGGCAGTAAGGGATACGGGAATTCGCATATCTATAAGTACGGCAAACTCATTATATTTGACATCAACGGTAAAAAGTTCGAGTTCAAGAATGAGGACGAGGCCAATACACAGATCGCGTATGTCGTAGCGTATGCTGCCGCATCTATCAAATATTCTCAGATGGACAGCGTTATCGGTGCACTCAAATACTCGAGAAACGCCGGAGCTATCAAATGGAAAGACATTCCGAATAAGATTAAAGCAAAAACAGTCTACTATCTGGACTGCGCCCGTGGAAAGATATTTGACGAAAACGCCGAACGACCTGAACTTGGGGCACTTGGCAACGACTGGGAAGAATTCTATCTCAAGCCCGGTATCAACCAGTTCGAGTGTCTATGCTCTGACTGGTACAGCATCGGCTCCCAGTCAAACTACAAGTCCCAGATCGAGCCGGTGGTCGACGAAGAAACCGGTGAAATCACCTACACGGACGATAACGGCAACATCACAGATACCAGATTTCCTAAGTACACCATGACTTATCGAGAGGTATTCATATGATCGTATATTTCGCCGATCGCGGCATGAACATTCTTGGATCGGCGTCCACCAAACTACCCGGTGGATTTACGATCGTAAACGATAAGAAAGTGGTCGACATCGAGACCGGCGTTTCGTCATTCGAAGGCGATCTGATGTACAGAGAGCCCGGCAGTACGTCTTCATCGGACGAGTCATTTAAACTCATTCGACGGATGACACTGCCGGGATATTTTGTGCTTAGAAGCGGCGATGACGGAACCTGCGATCTGTTCAGCATCATGGAGCGGGAACTCAGGCATGAAGAGGGTACTGCCTACTTCTACGCCGAAGACGCGGGTTTGGACTTGCTTAACGAGATGGTGAACGAGTATGAGGCCAAGGAGTCCCACACTGCAGAGTGGTACATCAACAAATTCACCATCGACGCGGGCTGGGAGATCGGGCGGAACGAAGTCTCGACTCTCAGCCGCAAACTGAAGTGGGATGGCAGTTCAACAGCTGCCGAGCGTATCAGATCAATCGCTACGGAATTCGGAGCGGAACTCGGATACAGATTCGACATTCAGCACTTCGAAGTCGTGCACAAGTACATCGACCTGTATCGGAGACGAGGGAAAGATTCCGGCATACAGCTGAGATACGGTCTGGATGTTAAATCCATCATCGAAAAGACCTCGGTGGCAAATCTGGCGACGGCTCTACGGGTAACAGGTGGTACTCCGGAAACCCCGAGTGGAACCAAGAAGACCGATGAAGAGCCTCAGCCGATCACGCTCAAGAATGTCACGGCATCCGGCTTCGTCTACTATGATGATGGTGATATTTTCACCGACAGAAACAGCGGTATGGTGAAGTCCCGCGAGGGCATGGCGACGTGGTCGAGATATTTGTATGGATCGGGCAGTGATGAGGGTTACATCGTTCAGGATTTCCAGTTTGATACGGTGAATTACTCCGAACTTCAGACGAAAGCTGTCAACGAGCTGAAGAAGCTCAAGGAACCGGAGCTCAATTATGAAGTCGAGATGTACCACTATCCGGAAGATCTCAGGCTGGGCGATACCTGCTACCTGATCGACGATGCTGCTGATTTATATTTGCAGACTCGGGTTCTTAAGATCGAAGAGAGCGCCTACGCCGGCACCCGGACATACACTTTTGGGGAGTATCTGATTCAGAGCAGCGGAATCAATGCGAAAGTACAGGCTCTGGCCGACAAATTCGCTAATACCGCAGCCAACAGGAAATTCTATACGTGGATCGTCTACGCGGAGGACGCCGAGGGAACGAACATCACGCTCGAACCGACGGAAGACTCCGTATACATCGGCATCGCAACCAACTGTACGCAGTTCACGGTTGATATTTCAGATCCGACAGTCTTCACCTGGACGAAGATTCAGGGAGCAGACGGTAAGCCCGGGCAAAGAGGTATGGACGGCACCTCGAATTATATTCATGTTCGGTATTCCGACGATGGCGGGGAGACATTCACAGCAAACGACGGTCGGGCTCCGGGTAAGTACATGGGAATCGCCATCACAGAGAACGACGATCCGGCACCGACAACTCCTTCGGGCTATGCTCCATGGACTCGGACAAAGGCTTTCGAGACCGTGATGGTTCAGGATAACGATCAGGTGATATTTATCTCGGAAGATGAGAAGGGAGAAGAGAAGGTCGTTCCGCTTAGAGATGGAGTCGACGCGGTTACTGTGCGAATAGACAGCTCCAAAGGGGTGCTATTCAAGAGCAATAACTTCTCGACAGTCCTGACCGTGACGATCCAGAAGGGCTCTCAGATTATATCCGATGCCGTCACTATGCGTTCGGTTTTTGGGAGCGACTCTTACCTCGAATGGAAGTTCCGAAAATTCGAGGATCAGGACTGGAGTACGATGCTGTCCACGGATTCCCACATTACGGACAGCGGATTCAAACTCACGATCACCCCGGACGACGTCGACGAGAAAATCGTGTTTAAATGTGATTTAGTAACAAGCGACGAAGAACCAACGGTCGAGTCATGGACCGCAGCAGAAGGACAATCTTTCTGAAAGGAGCAGAAGATATTTGGAAAGGAAGATTCTAATAGCGGTACCCACGTATGAGAACATCATGCCGGATACTTTCAAATCGATATTCGAACTATATAGCGGAGGCAATCAAATTCTATTTGATTATGTGCAAGGCTATGACTGTGCTGCCGCTCGGAACGGTATCGTGCAGCTCGGGATAGCCAAAAACGTGGACTATATTCTGATGGTCGATAGCGATATGGTTCTCCCGAGAGACGCCTTAATCAATCTTTTGGAAGGAGATAAAGACGTAGCGCTGGGCTATTGCCCTCGTAGAAACGCATCGAATTTATACGACGGGAAAACAGCAATCTACCGGTTTGGAACAGCAAGCTATGTCGACAGATTTCATGTCTTAGAGTTCAGAGATATGGCTTCCAGAGGAGAACACAAGGTTGCCGTTCACGGCGGAGGAATGGCTTGCGCTCTAATCAAAACGAGCGTTTTCGAAAAGATCGAGTATCCATGGTTTAAATGGGTTAATTACGATAACGGTGAGGTTCTCTCCGAAGATCTATATTTTTGTGTACAGTGCAAACATCACGAAATCCCAATATATGTCGACACGAGAGTTGGATGCGGCCATTTGTTCCGTCACGTTCAGTGGCCTGTGTAATTATATTTTATAGGAGAAAAACATGGCAGTAAAATCTTCAGATCAGGTTACAATAGTCGACTTGACGGACGGATATTCCGTGTCGCTGTCGATGGATGCTATAAGTTTTAACGGTGGCGTTAGCCAGTTAGGCGGAAACGGTCAGGTCATAACGATAAATGTGAGTGCGCTTCAAGGGAGTAATCCGGTAGAGCCGACTGTCGGAGATACCACTCATCCGATCGTATGTTCAGACCCGAATAAGGTCACAGTTAACGTTGGTCAGGCACAAAACAAAGTCGTTCCGGTCAGCATCCAATTTGACGCTACCCTAAGCGCTGCTGGAACAATCACGTTTCCGGTCATAATCGGAGAAGTGGTCATCGAGAAAGTTTTCACTTACTCCATCTCGTTCACCGGCGCTACTGGGGCGACAGGTGCTACCGGTACGGCTGCGTATAACTATTCGCTTATCGTCTCGGCATCGGCCATAGTAAAAGCCGGAGGCGGCGCTTATGACATAAACAGCATAACACTTACTGCTAAGCGCGGGCAGGGCACGACCACGCCGGCGAATTGGAGCGGTGGTTTCCTGAAAGTAGAGACATATGACGGCAGTTCGTGGACAACGCGATATGGATCGTCCTCTGATGCGGGTGGAGCAACCTATACGTATCCCGCGTCCGGTTCGTTTCCGACGAATCTTAAAGCGATCAGATGTAGCCTGTATGCGGAAAAAGCAAGGACAACACTTCTCGATCAGCAGACAGTACCGGTTATATCCGACGGCGTCACTGGCGCGACGGGAGCGACAGGCTCGACAGGCGCAGATGCTTATACGGTGATCTTGACGAACGAAAGCCATAGCTTTGCCGCTGGCGTAAGTGCGGCTGTAGCAGGAACAGCAACGTCTAAAGTCGTGACTTATAAAGGGGCAACTCAGGTCACCTGTTACGTTGGAGCCTCGGCTAGTGCTACTTCGATCTCGACCGGTATCACCGGTTTAACATGCGCGATAACGAATAATAATTCCAAGAATGTTACTTTGACTTTTACAGCTACGGCGTCTTTGACGACGAAAAGCGGAGTTGTGTCCATCCCTGTTGTGGTCGATGGAAAGTCTTTCACAAAACAGTTCACTTTCTCTCTCTCGTTAACGGGAGCTACGGGTAAAACGGGTGCCGACGGAGACGACGCGATCCTCATTGCGATATCTGCTAGCAATGGAACAGTCTTTAAGAACGCTACCGGTAATACCATGTTAACAGCGCATGTTTATAAGGGCGGTCAGGAACTTTCTTCGGATACCAATCCGACATTAGCGTCTTTGGGCACTTTAAAATGGTATAAAGACGGCGGAGATGAGTCGGTCGGAACGGGAACAACCCTTAACGTAGAAGCGATAAACGTAGCGAAAAAAGCAGTTTACGAGGTGCGATTGGAGGCGTGATATTTTATGGCAAATGTACTTGCACGAGATTCCATCACGATCCTTCATATAGCGGATATTGTTAAAGTTGAATTCTTCTATAAATTACAGGCGTCGACGGCGACAGCTCCTTCGCAACCAACGACTTATCCTCCGAGCGGATGGAGGGATACAGAACCGACCTACGATGAAGGATCGACCGATACGTTATATTTGGTCGAGTGCACCGAATATTCGAATGGGAGTCACGAGTATTCGAGTGTGTCGGTTTCTTCTTCCTACGAGGCGGCAAAAGTGGCGTATAACAAATCTGTCGCCGCTATGAATGCTGTAGATAACATGGAGATCGGCGGAACTAATCTGTGGATCGTAAGGGATCAGGTCTCCGGTTATGTTCATTCAAACCAGAAAAGCGTTGTGGCCGGAAGTGCTCCGAACTGGCCGATCTGCAGCGATTATATTCCGGTTACAGAAGGAGAATCACTTGTGATACAGCAGTGGATACCGAACAACACTGCTACAGATCCTCCTGCGGCATATTACGGTTTTTATCCCGAAAAGAGTATGGCAAATCCTGTAATGGCGAGTCGCGGTACTTTTCAGGGAGCATCAGGCGATACGTATTTGTCTGAAACCATTACTGTCCCCACTGGAGCGAAGTATTTACGAATTTCGTTGAGATCATTCGGAAACCCCGACTCAAAGATTAAGATCGAACGTGGGAATATGCCGACAAGTTGGTCACCGGCTCCCGAAGACACAGATTCCGCTATTGCAGAAGCCCAGCAAACGGCATCCACCGCTCTTCAGCAGTCCGTCGAATACATTGAGGGAACGCAGACGGCCGCAACTAACAAGTGGACTGGCGTTACGACTGAAACTGCGCTTTACGCTGGAAAGACCATCGCCTATAAGTTGCCCAAAGCAGGCACTTCGACGGGCGCCTCGCTTAATCTGACTCTCGCTGGCGGCGGGACGACCGGAGAAAAAGAGGTATATCTTAACACCACCCGAGTTACGACTCATTTCGGCGCTGACTCCATTATTCAGATGACGTACGACGGTGAAAAATGGCGTGCAACCGCGATCGCGAATACCAACAACTATGATCGACGTCTTCATAATAACCATATCAAAGCTGTGACGGCCATAACAGCCGGAAAGCTTATTTGTGGGACATCGGCGGGTTATAAGGTAATTGCGGCAAATGCCATATTTGACCTGAGCTATCCGATTCTCTATGCTTCAGCGGCGATCAAGGCGAACGCGCAGGCGGCAAACGCTTATGAGGTGTATCCGAGTGTTAACCTGACCACAACCGGTACAATTCAAGGCGCCGCTGTCAATAAGATGGCGTTTCTTAAAGGCACGCTCGACGGCAATAATTTCATCGTCGCGGGGAGCAACTTCATTACATGCACGATCCCAACATCGGCAGACGGGTTTTACTATATTCCGCTCGGGATTCTGGCCAACGACTCCACTGCGAAATGCTTCTTTACGTCTACAAACCGACTTTTTGCATTCGTTAGGGATCAGTTCTTGCCTGTGGACGTTGCGGCTAGAAATATTATTGCGAGCCTGATAACCAGCGAGAATGGAAAAACATACTTCGATCTGGATAACAGCAAATTAAGAACTGTACTTTATGACGAAGACACAGGTTTGATGTTTAGCGCCGTTGAGGTTACGGGCGGCGGGGTGAGCCTAAAGGGAACGGAGTGGCTGACTAATGATACAGAAGAGTCCGAAGAATACAATATGGTTAGTTTGTATCGTAACGGACTCATATTTGAGGTTCCGATCGGCATATTTACGTTAGACGGGAAGACTTATGTTCGGACAAAAACAGCCTACGTAAGATACATCAACGACAGTGACGACCCCTCGGATCGATACAGCAGTAGAGGCTTTTATCTTGATTGTAGCGATCCGATCCACATCGGACAGGATGAAAACGGAAACACACACG